CGTAGGGGCGCAGCCGGGTGTGCAGCTTATAGCTTTCGATGCACGGCTCTAGGGTCACGCAAACAACTTCGGAGAGTATCTGGCTATCGCGCACGAATTGGATGACCGCGTCCATCGCGAGGATAGCGACCATCTCCTCATCCACCCCATCGATGTGCGCCAAGACGCGTGGCAGGAAGTCGGCGATGGGTCTGGTTTCTTGTCCGAATAGCATCATTCCTCCGGGGTTTTGTTAGAGGTCGCGAGAAACTGCGTAAACGCCTCGCTGTGGCGGAAATATTCCTTAACCAAGTTCATCATCACCTCCTCGGACAGTCGCGCCTGAAATTCGCGGGACGGCTCTTTATCGTCGATATTTGCTATCAAATGCTGCACCACATGAACACACTCGTGCAACACGGTTGAGAGGACGTCTTCCATCGTCTCGCCGTGGTGGGCGATGCGAGCGACAACCAGCCACTCCCCGTCCTTGACAAACGTCATCACCTGCCCGGCGTAGTCCAGTCGCCCCATTACCCGCAGGTCAAGTCCTGTCTGTTTGCACAGCGCCTCGGCTTCCGTGCCCTCGTCTATGATGCAGTAACGCCCCATTCCAAGAGGGGCGTCGAAAATCTTGATGTCGCTCGTCTTTGCCATTTATAAACCCTTGATTTTCTTACGGTGCTCGTTTCTGAGCATCGCTATCAACCACGCTTGTTAGCCGGTGCAGGATGACCCCGATATTTCTCATCGTAGTCGTTGTCGCTCTGCTCGGTCATGTTCAGAATCTTGGCGAACATATCGCCGTGGCTGTCGCTTTGCGTTTTCATCGTCTGAGAAAACTCGCCATCAACGGCTTTAGCTCGGTATAGCACCCACTGACACGCCGCTGCTAAAAACGCACAGCGCTCATCGGGCGCTGCATCCGTCATTGAATAAGCCTTTGGTTCTACCGCGCAGCGAATCAGCACCCACAGCTCTGCCGTCGGGTCGAGGTTCGCCGGGTACACCCTGATGAGGCTGGACTTCTCCAACAACTCGTAGGAGCTAATCTCGCGAGTGAAATTCTGGTGCTTTTTGTTCTGCGCCCAGACCGTCGCGCGTTCCTTGCGCCGCTGCACCGGGCGAACGTTCTTGCCGTTCTTGTCGCATTGCCCCAGAACATCCAGAACCTTCACGCAGTCGCAGGCGTCCACGTAGCGGTTACAAGTATCTACCGGGACAATCTTCTGTACGGTGAACATATCCGGGCGCCGGGTCGCAATCAGACAAAGCGCCTCGTTAAAATAACCCAAAAGCTGCTCTGCCGACCAGATAGAAAACTCATAGCCGGGGCGAGCGTCGTCTAGGTCTCTAGCGTAGGTCAGCAGAAGGTTTCTCATAGGGCAGCCATTGATTCGTCAGTTTCGGTAGGCGCAATCGCCTTGTTGAGCGCGGCTACTTCCGCGCTGGCGTTATTCACCTCGACCTCGCCGTAGTACGGCACGTAGGCGTCCGAGCGGGCGCGAAACTCCGGGATGTTCGGGTAAAGCTGGTTGTTGCCCTTGTTCAGCAGGTAGGGCGCGTCGACGTTTTCCAGCGGCGGGTACGTCGTGGTAAATTCGGTTGTCTTGATGGTCGGGTTTCCGACGGAAGACATCGGGTCGGTTCGTTCAGCATTATTACTCATGGTTTCCCCCATATTCAGAAGCGCCGCCCGAAGGCGGCACTGGTTAGGTCATCGACTTCGCCTTGAGCTTGGTCTTTTTATCGCCCATGCTCTTAGGCATATCAATGTCAGATTTTTTTGCTTTGTTCCCCTTGATTGCCTGTTCCGCAGATGAAGCAGGCTTCATCATTTTGGACTTAGCTTTCAGCGAGGATATTTTGCTTTTGTCAGCCATTTGCCCTCCTTACAGCAGGGTGATTTGACCTTCGTAGTCGCGGGTGTGCGCACCAACTACCAGCCGTCCGGTAATGTTGGCAAGCGCACCGTCTGTCGGCAGAGCGTCAATCTTCAAGCCGACACCCGTCCACGTTTCAAGGTCGTTCACCATAGTCACGTCTTTGGACAGGAACTGGGCTTTAGCAGGCGTCGCCACGGTGTGTTCCGGGAATGCCAGCGTGCCGTGCGATTCCTCGCCAGCCATCGGGCAGTTCTTGTCCGCATCCGGGGCTTTGAACTTGCCTGTTACCAGCGAAACGGAGATGCCGCCGAAGGACGCCAGAGAAGAGTTCTCCATCATTATCGTGTCGTTGTAAGCGAACACGTCGTCGATTTTGTGCATCGGCGGTACAAGCACCAGCCAGAGGTAGTCGCCTACCTTAGCTTCCTGCAACATACGCCACACTTGGGACTCCTGTCCACGCTGGTCGTACGCTTGATTCGGCGAGAGAACGGCGGTGTGGGTGAAGTAACCACGGTCGTACTCAATCGCCGTGCGCTTGGATTTCGGACAAGAGAATTTGTAAATCTCACCGCAATCGAGGGATACAAGAGACTGTTCGCCTTGTACCCACATTTGGATATGAGCCATTGTTTTCCTCCCTTACGGTGCAAGACCAGAAGTTGAGAAGGAAGCGTAGGCAAGTGCCATCGCATCCGGGTAAATCACGCCGCCGCCATAGACGCAGAGCATATTGTACTGCACGCCGAAGGACTGCGGAATGTTCTCCAAGTTCGCTTCAACAATCTGGGACGTGTGGGCGTAAGCCTCGTTCCAAGCCGCCAGAACCGGATAAACCAGTTTCTTGGTCGCCGGGTCAATCTGCGGGCGCAGACGCGGGCTAGACACAACAGTGAAGCCGAGGATGTTCTTGGCGACCAATCCTTTGAACAGCAGGAGTTCCCCGGTGTTGCAACACATCTGTTTGTTAAACAGTGTAACCAGCAGCAGGGTTTCCAGCGCTTCGGGAATAACCAGCACCATCTCACCCGGATACCAGCGTTTAGCTTCTTTCAGCACGGTCTTCATCTTGTCGAAGAACACCACGATAGTGTCCGGGGTCAGGTCGAGCGGCGCAGTCAGCGAACCGAGGTCGATGTTGCGGTATTTACCAGCCTGTTTACCAATGTTGTAGCTGGCAACTTGGGTCATCATGCCGGTCAGGACATCGTTGTTCAGCAGTTCTTCTAGGTTATTCCATGCGGAATCCAAGAACTCCTGCTCGTAGGCATCCCAGTAATTACAGGCGCGGCGGATGGTTTCCTTGTCGATTTTGATGGACTTGTACGCCTGATTACAAATCTGAATGCACGTCCGGTCAGAATGCGGCTCATCAGGAATCAAGCGCTGGTTCATCTCATACGGACGCCATGCACCGACTTCGGCGGGTTTGCGGAACTCGATGAGTTCGGCACATTGGGTAAGCGGTTTCAGGATGGTCGTATTACAGATATACGGGATGAGACTATCTTCGATGTTGCGTCGGATAATAGTCCCACCATATTCGACACCCTTCCCAAGCGGGGTCGCGAATATATCCTTGTAACCACTTGCAGCGATAGGTTTTGACATTAGTAACCTCTATTGGCTATGGTACTGTAATTCAAGGTCGCGTAACGCATGAGGCGGATATGTTCCGCGCGGTGCAGCCATAATCGCCTGTGCCTTCGCTTCGTATTCCGCGTAGCTCATCTTGCGTCCAACTTTCGCCGGAGCGACCCCGCTTGTCCCCCTACCTTGTTGCGGTTCAGCACCCACGGGTGGTTTCGGCTTCTTCCGCGACTCGACAAATCTGTCGAGTTCGCCAATCACATAGTCAGCGTCCCCGTGCTGATAATATGCGGCGGCTAATAAATCACTCGGTTTCTCAGTGGCGTATTTGGAAACCCCAGAGTTAATAAACTCAACAAACTGAGTGCTTTGGAGAATACTAGCAGCTTTTGGGTGTTTTGCCAAAATCTTTTTCGTTGCTGCATCCAAGCGAGACTTCGCCTGCTGCGCTGCTTCCTGCTGACGCTCCTTCTCCAAACGGGCTAAACGTTCTTCCTGCTTAGTCAGCATCGGGTCTAAGATTTTCGTCTTCAACTCACGAGCTGAATCCTCATCCAGATGCTCCAGCCCCTCATACAGCTTGTCGAGGTTCTCCTGCTGCTGCTGAGGGGTAAACCCTTCCTTCGGTGCTTCCGGCGCTTGTGGCGTCGCTGGCGCAGCTACACGCGCGTAGGGATTCGTTTCCCCGGTTTCTGATTGGAATGGCGTCAACTGGTCTAACCAGCTATCGTCGTCTTGGTCGTCTTCCTTGTTTTCAGGTTCAGCCTCTGTGCCGTACAGCAACGGGTCATCTTCAGGAATATCCGTGTTTATTGCAGCTTGTGCGACCGCCTGTGCTGCCGCAGCAGCGTTTGCCCGACGCTCGTCTATAGACGGCGCGCTAAAGTCAATTTTTGCCATATTTCAATCCCATACCTTGTTTGAACGCTTGTAATACATCCTCATACGCTGACTGACTACCCGCAGCCAAGAGAGCCACCCCGCGCTGGCGCTCGTCCATGTTCAGGGTGAACGCCGCCGCAGCCTGCTGGCTGTCGCGACGGCATTGCTCAATTTTGCCTTCGAGGAAAGCAATAAATTCTTTGCAGGAATCATCCGGCAGCGCGATGAAGACGTCCTTTTTCATTTGCCGTTATACCGTAGTTTGTTACGCACGTCTTTGGGAAGTGCGTGGTTTTGCTGCGGCGCTTGCGGCTGCTGACGCGGGATGACCGGAATAATCCGACCACCCGTGTTACCTTGTTTGCATGATGAGCAAGACATTTTAGTTTCTCCTTATCCGTGGTTCGGTCGCCCGACGCCGTAAGTTTCATACGCATCGAATAACTTATCCGCTGCGAAGTTCTTTTCTTCCTGCTCGCGTATTTCGCGGATACGGAAAATAACAAAGTTAGACAAACGTGATGCCAACTTCAAGTATTCCGAGTGGGCTAAACCTTCAACAGATATAAACGCGGGGAAATAACCATCGCCATGAGGGAAAGTTTGAGTGTACATAGTACCACGGTAGAACATCTTATCGGTCTGTACCAGCCCGCCGTTATCCGCAATATCCACTAACTCAAATACGTCCATAGCGAAAGTAGCACCGTGAATGTGGTAGTTAAACGCGTGGAATCTCATCGGTACTGGCAAGAACATATTATCTGCGCTGAGTAACGGCTTCGCAAGCGGAATAGTACGGTACGCATGACCCGGATGCCAAGTATTACTTGCTGCGCCGCTCAAGAACCCTGGGGTTCTTCCTTCATCTCCATAGTATTTAGACTCCAGATATGACCATGCGTCGGCAGGCGCGATTTTGTCGAAACCCGGAATCAGGTTTATCCACGAAGTAGCCAAGCCCTTAACAGGACGTACTGATAACGGGGAATTATAGACAGTACCTTCATGGACTTGCGCCCCCTGTGGCTTGTTTATAACAAACTCTGATGCCAACTTCGGGAGATATGGGGCTACCACAAACTTAGCCTCACCAGCCTGAATATTACCCGGTAATGGCAATTCATTACCAATATAAGCTCCAATCTGAATAGGCGCGGCTAATTGCTCAGCAATAATGTTCGCCTCATGGAATCTTCTAAACATATCCTGCGTGATGAATTGCCCTTTAACAGAATCTGCGTCTTTACCATCTTTACCATCTTTACCGTTAAACCAATTATCCGGCAAAGTAAGTTCTTTGGTAACACCCTTAGAATCCGTAACGACAATCGTGCGGTTCTTAGAAGTGCTAGGTGCGACATCTTTGACTACGGTAGTACCTGCTGCACCGCCGCCTGTTCCGGGGAAAATCTGCTCTCCAGTGCGCTCGTCGAATGCTACCTCAAACGGCAGCTTAGTCGATACAGAAGTCCCATCGTTGAGGCGCGCAGTAATGGTCGCCTTACTGTACGAAACTCCGCCTACAGTTCGGGTGTCGCCATACTCAATCGTACTGTTCAAGCCCGACACAAACTTATCAGCGCCGCCACCACCGCCGCCGCCAGCGGGAAGGTTAAGTGTCGTAATGGATGTATCATCGCGGACAACACGCAACTCCGTACCGTTTGCGCCTAACGTAATATCCATAACCGGGCGACGCTCAACGGCTTCTCTAGGGTCATCTGACTTCTGGGCGGAAAAGTACAACTTGTTATGTGGCTGCACAGTGCTTACGACATTACTGTTACTGAGTACACCTTGCAGAGGGATATTCTTGGTAAAGTAATATCCGTCGCCTACATCTTCTAACTTTTCGACTGGCGGAATACCAGTAACCAAGTCAGTCAGATAAATATCTGTGCCACCGGGGTTGCCGGGGTTACCACCAATGTTGGGAATCGGTATCTCAACTTCAAACGTCTTACCGTCGCTGCGAGTAATAATCAGCATATGGCTAACCACAGTTTCGCCGGGTTTTATTCTCGGCTCATACTCAAACGCCGTGATGTGAAGGTCTGTACCGCCACCACCGCCTTGTTGCTGCGGCGGCAGATGCACCACAAACTTCTCGCCGTCATTACGACGAATCGTCAGGCTCGTGTCATTACCTACGGTATTTATTTCAAAGGCTGTAACGTGTTTATCTTCTGTTTGCTGTGCCTCTGGGAGGTGCGCAGTAAACGTTTTACCGTCGGATGTTTTTAATTCCAAAACATTTTTACCGCCGCGGTTTGCCAAATCGAAAGACGTAATCTTTTGCCCTTCCGGTAAAACGACTTCGACTGTACCGCCCTGTTCACGAGTTAATTTCAGGGTATTGCCATTAACGATTTCGCCTTTGCTGACAAAATCGTCTTTAAGGTGTTTCTGTAAATCCTTGACATCAAGGGTCATCTTGCAAGTCATTTCTCAACTCCCAAACTTAAAATTATCCGGTACAGCGTTTGTTTCAAACACATTCTGTTTAACCATTTCCAAACGTGTAATATTAAACAATTCCGGGTCAGATACCTCGAACATATAGAACCCCGGAATGTTCAGCATCGCATAGTTGTCGCAGCCACTCATCGTCCACAAATCGCCGCAGCGGCGCACAGGCTCGAAGAACACTTGGCGGTTTGCCACCAACTTGTCGTACTCATCCTGAATGCTCACCCGCTCGCCGCATTGACGCTCAACGTGAAGCGACGCCACCGGACCAAACGACACCTTGTACAGTACGAAACAACTATCGGATTCTATTTGCAGGATGCCATCATCCTCGTTCGTAATCTTGCCCTTCAGCACTTCCGGCGCGCCATACAGCGACAATAACGCCGACTCACCGGGCGCGATATAAAAAATATCCGAATACGCCTTCTTGCCGGAATCGTCGATAGCGCGCGTCTTCCGGTCAAACAGTACGCGGGGCGTGTATTCAGATTCAGCCCTTGCCTTCACCTTTCCCTCCTCACCCGCACGCGCAAGGCGCTGTTTGGGCAAACACATTTACTTCCTGAAGTGGCGTTACCACCGCAGTCACCGTTGTTTCCGACGTGTCCCCACTCACCTCGACCTCGTAGTACCCCGGCGTCTTAATCACAAACACCGGATTGCACTTATCCAACCGCCAACATTCCAGCTTGGCGCGGCGCAGGATGATACTCCTCCCGATAGTAACTACCGGGCAACATCCGCCTGAACCCTGCACAGGCACGCCCTGACTGGGCATCACCTTGTAAATCTCGACCTTCGTCGTGTCGTACTCGGCGTAGCAGGTAAGCACCATCTGCTGCCCCGGCTGGACAACCAGCAGCGCTTGCTTCTGTTTCGCGTAAGGGTAAACGACATTCTCGACCGGATTCGTATCGTTGTACTCGTGGACACGCCCCCGGAAGTCACCCGGAAGCCCTAGCCCCTCGCTGGTCGCGGAGGAAACTTGGCTCTTGCCTGTTTTCAGATTCGGTGGCATATCACACCAGCAGTCCTACGATAAATCCAATAAAACCAAATATTAGTGCAACGCGGACGATTGTGCAATAGATACACGCGACCTCCTGACCGTCGTCCTCCGTGACCCACGCAATGAGGTAGTCATTCAGCCATCGCTGGCTAGCAGCCCACGCAACAAACCTGTCGTGGATTTTTCTGAGCGGGGGTGGTAATCTCATGACCTTCTCCAATAACTTCAAGAGGGTATATTAGCATGGCACTCCTAGACAACCAAGCCGTTACCGTCGATGACAAAGTGTACGACATCATCTGGGGCTACGGCATTGTAACCAGCACCATGTTCGGTTCAATCCAAGTTCGCTTTGGCGACAACCGGGCGGTCAAATATGAGTCTGATGGCTCACTGGGCGGCGTCAGACGCCTTTACTGGCACAACCCGGTAGTCATACCGCCACCCCGAGACAATCGCGGTTGGGAGACGCTCCAGAGCGTTCTGACGACCGTCGCCGCCCACCTCAAACTCTAATCACGTCTGCGGGAGCGTTTGCTCCTGCGGCACAGGCGCACCTTGCGGCTGCGGGGCTTGTCCCGGTATGCCGTCTGGTGCGCCTTGTTGCATCTGCCCTAACTGCGAGGCTATCTGCTGCATCACAGGCGGCGAAAGCGTCTGACCCGGCTTCAGGATGTCGGCAGTGCGCAGCAGGTTCTCGATGACGGGCAGGCGGATATGTTCTGGTATCAGCTCGCCAAGCTGCCCCAGAATCTGCATATTCTCCATCGCCGTCTGCTTGTCCATCTCGCGCTCGACCATACTCGCCGCACCCTTAGCGACAATCTTCGCGTCGCCGGTGTACTCGAAGTCCTCGTCGTACATAACCAGCAACATATACAGCAGCGTTACCATCGGCTCGATAACACCCAAGTCCAGATTCATAAGCGCCGACTGGATGGGTTTCAGGGTATTTCCCTGAAGCGTAAGCAGCCCGCGCACCGTCCTGTTCGCTCCGCTGCCCACCGGTTGTCCGTGCAGGGCGGCGGGGATGTTACTGATAACGTGCGCCTGCTCGAAGATGTAGCTGGCAAGGCGCAGCGCTGACTCGGTGGTCGTCGGAATCTGAGTGAACTTGATTGCCCGTGAGCCGTTGCCCATGCGGTCGCCGTCGGCAACCACCACCATACCGGGCGCGATTTTCGGGTCTTCAATCCAGTCATCCGGCACGTACTGCAAGATGCGGCTAACCTCCACCTCGGTCACAGGCTCACTCGCCAGCGACAGGTTGTACAGCGCGAGGTTCACCGTGGCGCGGTATGCCTTGTCCAGCGAAAGGAGTTTCTGCGCCAGTCCGCAGCCGACGATGGAGTTGTTACGGCTCTCGAAGCTGGCGGTAAACACCGGGCGCTTGTACTGGCTAGGGTTGTTGTTAATCTGGCAGTAGATAACCTGCCCACCGCACATGATGATTTTCGTCTCGTAGAGCTTCTTTTCCTCCAAGTCCAAAAAGCCCATCTCTTTCAGCTCATATCCGCTGAACCGCCCATAACGGATAAGGATTTCCGCACTCTGCCCGCGCGACCACTCCAGCGACGTCTGGCGGGTCTCTGGGCTCTGGTCGAACCACAGCAGCCACTCCCGCGGCACATGACCTTCCTGCGCATCCTCGATAAGCTCGTCGATGACGTCGAAGCGGTAGCCGCTCTTATCGTCGGACTTGGCGAGTTCCCGGCAGTCGTAGAGGTAGTCATAACCGACCATCTTACGGATAAACACCGCCGTCCCGTCTTGGGTATTGGTGCTGTCTTCCATCCAGTAAAAATCAAACGGCGACACCCGCTCGAACACCCACGACACGCGGGTCTCCTCGGTGAACTTGTTATCCTTCCACACGCTCTCGGTGCGCACCGTCGGAAACGGTCCGTGCATACAAGCGTAGGGGTAAGTGGCGAAGTCATCCGCGAACTCCATCACCGCACGGCGATAGCCGCCCTCGGTCGTCTTGTCATACAGCTCTTGCTCCAGTAGCCGCGCCTGCTGCTTGGCGTGGTCGATTACCTGCTGGCGCATCTCCACCTTAGCCTGCTTGAGAAGCTCCATGACGGCTTCGGGGGGCAACCCCGGTAGTTCGGATGAAGCTACCGCGTCGGAGGGCGCAGCGCCGCCCTCAACAGCGCCTGCGACGAACGCCTGCTGCTCCTGTACCACCTGCGCGCTGATGGACGTAATCTCGTCGTAGATTGCCTGCATCCGGCTGCGGATTTCGTCCTGTGGAATCTCTGGCTCTGGAGTAGGCTCAACGATAAACGGCGCACGACTAATATCAACCAGCGTCTCACGGATAAGGCTCACCAGAATATTGACCTTAAACGCCACGATGCTAACAGGCATCGCCGCCCACGGCGGGAACTTCTCACGCAGCTCCGCCTCACCATCAAGCAACTGGTCGTCCCGCGCCTTGTAGCACTCATGCAGCAGCTTGTCGAGTGTGTACTCGCCGACCTGTTTGCTGATGCGGACAGTGCGGGCATGGCGGAACTGGCGCATGACCTCAAGCCCCAGTTCCTCGTGCGGGGTGATGGTCTTCTCAATGCGAGACGCCTTGAGGTCTTGGTTATCGTCGATGTGCTGGATGACTGCCATGAGTGGTGGTCCTTGCTGGTTCGTGAAAAAGTTTAGGGATTATAGCAGGGTAGTGTGGCTGCGGGGGAGCGGTAGGCGAAGGCGCGTCATGCCCGCGCCCGGGCGAAGCTAGCAGCGGCAAGTCGTCTGGCTTTGTCCAGCGCATCATCTGACAGCACGGATGATGTGATATGCAGCGCGCCGTACTGGAAAGCGTCCGCCCAGTGGCTGTACTTGTTCTTCTCGGGCTGCGCGGAGAAGACCGTGTTCAGTCCCCCGACTTTGAGCTTGCGATACTGATACCCCCCATCCATCGCATCCACCAGCTCACCGAGCGACGGGCTTATCGCAAGGCTACCTTTCTCGCGCCTGTTCAGCATTATCTCGCTGGCTTGCAGGCGCTCCTTGAAGCGGTTAGTGGGCGCAGGTATGGCGTCGTAACCTTTCTCCCGCAGCAGGTCGATAGGCGTGATGGCGGTGCGCGCGTCGCGGGCGTTTGCCGGGTCGCAGACGCACAGCGTGTTGCAACCGGCGTAGCGCAGGGTAAGAAGCGGTGTCAGCACGTCGTCGATAAACTCCTCCAGTCCCATCTCCTCGCCGTAAATCCCGTCGGCTATCTGCCACTTTGACCGCACGTGCTGCCAGATGAGCGCGCAGGGGTGGATGCCAGAGGTGTCGATACTGATGAGACAGTCCGTGAGCTTGGCGGGTTCAAGCGGGTTGTCTGCCACGTGGAAGTCCTTGTCGAAGTTGGTAAAGACCTTCTTGCCGTCGCCGCCTGCACGACCGTAGCGGCACAAGAGCCGAGTCTGAATCATATCGGTCAGCCCCATGCGCTCGTAGGTCGCGAGGTCGTTCAGATATTTCTGCCCGCCGTCGAGGTTCGTCAGGTTCTCAGCGTGGGGGTTTACCGCGTAGGTTGTCTCGCCCGTGTCGGGATTGACCGTCTCGATAAGCGCGGGCGGCTGCTCGTAGAGCATGGTGTTAGGTGGCAGCGTGCCGGAGTGGAGGTACTCGACGAGCCAGTGGTCTTTGGGCGGGTAGTTGTAGTCGCCGATGACACAGTAGAGCGTGCAGTGATTGTTGCCATCGTCCCACATATTCGCAGGCGGATAACGCCCGACCCGTTCGCCAGCCTTACCCACCAGCTCTTTCGGCAGTCCGGTCATCTCGTTCAACCAGATAGCGGTCGCCTCATACGAGTCGAGCTTGCCTAGGTCGAAATAGGACTCGATGGCTATCAGCTCGAAGCGCATATCGGCGATGGTATGGTCTGGCAGCGGCAGGCGGCAGTGAACCGTTATCGGCTTGCTCCGGTTGATTTTGGTGTACTGGGGCGGCAGCCACTGGCGTAGCGTTTCCAGCGTGGTACGCTCCAGCTCGCCGTAGGTAGAGCGGATGATGGCGAATTTCGTTGGGCGTATGCCCTCAGCCGTGGGTTCTTGCCGCAGCCCGATACCGATTAGCTCCAGAGCACTTCCTACCGACTTTCCGCTTCCGGGGGGTCCTGCGACGAAGCGGTTGAAATATTTGCCGTAGTCCGCATGGAATCGCTCCATCGTGGGGTATGCGCGGTAGGTGGTCGCCATCACAGCACCCCCATCTGCAACAAGTCGTCGGCGGAAGGTTCAGGGCCGACGGGCGAGGGCAGGGTCGCGTCGGGGATTGGCGGGGTGTGTTGGAGGGGTTGTGTGGACTGGAGCGGTGCGTGCGGGATGGGTGGGGCCTGCACTACCTGAGCTGTCGCCAGATGGTCTAACCCCGGCACGCCGACAATATTGAACGTGACGGTAGGGCCTGTGAGCGCCGGGGCAAGTGGCGCGTCATCGCGCGGCGGCGGTGGTTCACGCCGGGCAAGCCGCACGACCATCTGGAGGAGCGTGGCGAAGTCCTTGTTGGTCGTGTCGTCGGCGGTCAGGCGCGCGAGCAGGCGGGGGGTCGCCTTGTCCGCGATAAAGCGCATTTTCTGCACGAAGGCGGCTTCTGACGGGTTACGGGAACTCTCGGCGATTTCGTCCTGCTTGGCTTGCAGCAACTTCTGGAAGAAGGGGTTGGCTTGCAGGAGGTCTAGCTGTTCGCGACTAATATCGTAGGCTTTCAGTATGGCAGGGGTGGGTGTCATACCGATAGCGAGGTCGGACGCCAGCACTTCCCACAGGGTGAACTCCACCGGGGGCGGGGCGTCATCGGGAACGACTGGTGCGAGGGCGGTTGGGGGTAGGGTGGGAGTAGAGGTAGCGGTGGTGTTGGCGTGAGGCACGGCAGACCGCAACGCGCTTGCTGCCTGCTCGTTGAGGTTTAGCGGACTGGTTTGTGAGGACACAGAAAAAATCTCCCATACACTTAACGGTTTATGGGAGATTGTAACGGAGATAGTGTGGGGACGCCAGCCGCAGGGTATGGGGGTTCTGCGAAGGCTTGCGTTATCGCAGGCTGCGGCTGGCGTGGGGGATTGTAAAGGACGGTTTGGGCTGATGGAAGGGTTGAGGTAAAAATGTATAACCCTTAGAATGCTTTACACGCTACGCTTGCGACTGGCGGCATGGGGCTGCACGGGCTGGCGGGCGTGAGTGGAGTGTATTATGTACACATACAAGAAAGAAAAACCGATTGTAGCCTTCAAGTTTGTGGCGCTGGGCGATGAGTCTGGTGGCGATAACTTTGCGGAGCTTTCAGCGGATGTTGAAGCGGCAGGCGGCACGTGCGAGCGTTCCGAGCGTGCTGGAGGTCCTGTCGTCGTTGTCAAATACGACTGGAAGGAAGTGACGTTGCCGCTTGGACACTACGTAGTCTTTGATGGTACGGGGATGGGTGTGGTTCTGACTGCACAGGCTTTCGCTGACAGCTACGCGGAAGCTATGGTGGATGGAGAGAGCATCGACCTCGACCAGTTACTTGCGGACGTTGCTGCGCTGAAAGAGGGGCAGGGACGGTTGGAACAGCAGGTGGGAGTTATGGCTAAATCCATTGACCTCCTGAAGGCGATGAAGGGTCGTAAGGGGGACGCTGGTGGCGACACCGGGGGAGAGACAGCGGAGACTGCACCCGGCTCGTGATGGAAAATTTTTTGGCAGCCCTCCAGCGATGGGGGGCTTTTTCTTGGGTGGATTGCAGGGGGAGGGGTGGGTGGTAGGAGGTGAGAGCTGCACCGGGCTGGTGGGAGCGGACAGGGGGCGGGGGCTTCGCCGATGGGCGTCGGAGGCGACATGGGCTACGCAGACTGCACCAGCCATATTAGAAAGTCACAAGAAGCGTAATGGAC